GGCGGTGGCCCTGATGTATCTTCCAAGCGCAACGTTATAGACAGGACGACGAGGTTGGATGACCCTTGGGACAGGGTCCTCTTTCTTGGTAAAGTTCAGTTTCTCGAACTTAACGAAAGGCTTCAATCTCACGTCCCCCCCACAACATCCCCGGGATTTATGTACCTCTATAGCACGCGCGTAGAGCTTCTTCTTGCTACTGGGACACTGTGACAAAAACTCGTCATAGGTCAACCGCCGAGCGCCTTTCAGCTCACGTGCAAAGTGATCCACATACCCCCTGAATTTCCTCCAAGCCCCAGGTCTAGCTTGTGGAGTGCGCACCAGGTTCCCATTCTGCTTGACATGGAATACCCTTTCATCCACCGCCCGTACCAAATTGACGAGTGAATTGTTGTGCGCGCTAAACCTAAGGCGAGAGGAAACGTCCCCCCACACGGTGAAGCGCCGTTGCTGTCGCTTCACCCGGGCACCGTCGATGGGTGAGATAGTGATCTCCGGGATCCCGCGCGGCAGAACGCGGGTATCCTCACCACTCACCACACCCCGGCACCCTCAGATGGCTGCTTGGCCACCCGCGACGAAATGATCGATTTCATCGAACATATCGTCGTCGTCAGTCCTGACGAAGTAGAATGATGCTGCTGCGCGCTGGTAAAAGTTCTTCTTGCGCTTCACATCGTCTACCTGCTGCTGGCGTGCTCGCACAGCTTCGGCATCATCAGGATCGACATCGTCCATTGCATCTTTGATCCAGTCATCAACCACACGACCAGCTTTGAACAGCAAATCCTTCCAATCAGCATCCGAGCGGGAGTACTCGATTGCCGAGGATCGGAGCATGCTGCACATTTCCCTGATCACCGGGACCGATCTCGCCAGACGGTTGCGAGCTCGGTGTCGGATCTTGTGGTTGGCGTCGTAGCGTGCTGGGAGAAAATGATCCACCCAGAAGTCGATATAAGACTGATTCATCTTCATCTCTTCATTTGGCAAATCATCAATCGACTCCTCGATGAACTCTCGGACACTACTTCTCGCGAAGCAACGGAGCAAGGTCTTCCGCCTCCTATTGATAAACCATGCGCCAGTGACTACAGCAGCCGCTCCGACTACCAACACGATCGTCGAACTACCAGTAGCCTTCGGTGCTTTCTGACTGCCGAACAACCATGCTCGGCCTAGGGAGAAGGCAGAGCCAGTGGCTGCAATAGCAGGGACAGCAATTTTGGCTGGGTTGGTCGCGACGTTCATCGTCATAGTGCGGACAGCTGTGGTCGCGTAGCACGCGGCAGCCGCAAGGGATGGGAAGACCGGGCCAGGGTTCCTTTCTACGCCACTTATCTGAAGAAGAATCAAGATCAGTGACCTGGGGGATCGAAAGGACCCCTTCTGGCAAAGAATCACGCGTTCATGCCTCTGTATGTCGATAGCACGAGAGATCATCTCATTGAACCGTTCAGGTTCAATTTCCGCTCTCAGCTTGCCTAAGGCTGAGAGGGGGCCCCCAGAGGCAAGCCCGTCTGGCTTGCCTCTGGTCGGT